GTACAGCTATGAGGTTGATACGCAAGAATCCATTAGGGGCTTGTTTACTATGCGAACCATATTCTAAGCGTCGAGCGTAAGGCAAATTGTTCGTCAGGTAAAACGTCTGCCCCATTTCAAAATTGGCAATAACCTTGTCCGCGCGGTCGGCGGTGCTTGACCCGTCTTTAGACTTGTCTTTGCGCTGTAATTTACTGCCCTTTGGCGAGCCGAATGACGCTTGCCAGTTACCGCGAAACCTGCCGGTGTCCACCGGGCTTGCTTTAATTATCAAGCGCGTCAGGTCAAACAATATGCCGCGCACGGTTATTTCCGTATAGCCCTTGAGGTTTAGCGTGGCCTTGTCTAAGTCTTTGGCGAAACTCATTTGCGTATTTGCAGGTTGCAAGCCACCACCACGTCGGATGGCTTAATCTCGGATACGCTTATCACGCGGAATATCTCGCTTGCAATAGATACGGTGTCGCCCACCTCGTAGGCGTGACCCTCTGCTAACAGGCGGCGGTCGTTTTGCTCAATGCTTTGCGCTGCTCGCTCGTTTGTCGTGTAGTCAAAGACGCAAGCGTATTTGTCAAAGGTCGCCGTCGTTTGGCTTGTCGTGCCCGTAGATGGCGAGTAAGCGCCATTTGTCGTGCGGGTGAACGTATATTGCTTGCCAAACTTTTGAAGTAAGGCGGTTGCATTACCGGCTAACAGCGAGTAGTTATACACGGCTGACCATTCCTACTGGTTGAATAATCTTACTCAGCGCAAAGGTAAGCGCCGGTGTGATGGTGCGGTTTTCCGCGTTGTCAGCGTACACCACCGAAATATCGCCAATGCTCTCGGACTTAGTCTTGCGGCTTTCTACCTCAAACTGGCTGTAACCGTCGGCCTGTACTTTCGTTGCTTCGTAGGTCGCCGTCTTAACCTCTTTAGGTATCTCGGTTGCGTCGGCGTAGTAGCCGTCAATCTGCGCCTCGGTGCGAGGCCATTGCAGGAACTGGTTTTCGTTGGCCTTGTTGCCAATGTATGCGATGCGCTCTAGGTAATCCATCGCACGCAATATTTGTTGTTCGACTGTGGTGTCATCGGCTGAGTAAGTCAGGCCGCGTGCATCCGCCCATGCTTTGTATTCAGCAAGGGTTATATAACTGTTTGCGTTGGCTACCAGCGAACCGTCTTCCACAATCAAAGCCATGATTTAAGCCTTCTTATAGCCACCAAGGGCGTAATTTGCTACTTCGTCAGGGTGTACGTCAGCGGTCTTGCCGTCATCGCGTACCATCTTTACCGTCTTTACTTTTTCGGCGGCTTTGGCATTGGCTTGGCTGGCTTGGCTGGTTTCTTCTTGTACTGCTTGAGTGCTTTCGGCATTTTTCTTTCCTCGCATAATCAATCCTAATAAAAGGGGAACCCCCCGAAAGAGGCTCCCCATTTTGGTTTAGCCCAACAACACAGCGATGTGCTCTGGCTTCCATGCTTTGACGCCCCAAGATGCGGCGACTTCAATCATGGTCTTACGGTAGCCTTTGTAGACTCGGACTTCAAACACCATGCCGGTGAATGGGTCTTGAATCAACATTGCGTCCGTAGCTGTGTCGCCACCATCGGGTACAGCAGGAGCGCGCATGGCGATTTCCAGCGCGGTGCGGTGGAAAGCCACGTTTGCGGCGTAGCTGTTGCCAACGGTGATTGCGGCGTCGTTAGCCAGCGCAATGCGTGAGCCTGGTGCGCCGATTGCGAAAGAACCACCTGCAAGCGCCGTATTTACGACGTACTTGTTGGTGTCACCGTTAAAGGTTACAACGTCACCAGCGATGATGGTGCCTGTGCCGCCGTCAGCAGCGATAACGGTGTCACCGATTGCGTGAGAGGCGTCGTTCACCAAGTAGCTTGCGCCCGTACCTTTGGTATGTGACTGCACTTGTGCAGACTCTTTAACCATCAGGCCTTGCAGGTCAAGCAAAACGCCTTGGCGCAACATATCAACACCACCAGCTTCGTTAGCCTTTTGCAACTGAGCCAATTGACGCAGGTTTGTGCCAGCCAACGTGCCAAGAATCATAGATGCTTGACCGTCGTTGCTAGGCATACCGTTGTCAACCAGAATCTGGCGCAACTCGGCGACTTCGCTGAAGTTAGAACCGAAAGGCGTAGTGCCAGCAGTACCGAAAGCGCGTGATGCGTTTGTGTATGCCTCAGCAGCCAAGTCAGCTTCCATCTCGTTAGCCAGCGTGCGCATGGCTTGCTTGATTTGGTCGCCGTAAACGGTCTCAAAGCCGATACCGTTGTTCAGGTGACGCACGTCCTCGCCCGTGTAAGGGATTTGCACAGCGCGAGCCTTGCTGATAACCAATGTCTTGTTATCAACCGTCTGGTCTGTACCTTCGGGGATGGTCATTGACTCAGCCACGTTTACAGCGGTAGCTGCGCGTGTGAATGAGGCACGAACATTGTCACCCTTAGCGGCACGCTCGGAGCCGTTGGCGTTAATGGTAGCTGATGGGATGAAGCCGACTAACTCGCGGCCTACTACGTCAGCGGCTTTATAAATGTCCGCTGCAAGGTTGTCTAATACGTTTGCCATTGTGAAGTTCCTTTGAAAATGGTCAATCTGAAATTACTTTACCGCCATCTTTAACGAATTTGGCGCGTTCTGATTGTGCCATAACGTCAAAGTCTGAGCGACTAACTTGTTTTCGACCACCATCGGCTCTGCCTTGTGACCGTGTAGCCCCGCTACCGTTTGCCTGTGACCCGTCCACTAGGAACGGGTACGCAGTTTTGATTGTAGCAGTCAAGTCATCCAAAGTGGAAACTGTTAATTGACCGCTATCATCTAAAACTTTAATACCATCGTCGGTTAATGTCAACCGAGCGCTGATTTGTTGCTCGAGCAAATTTGCCCGCGCTGTGTCTTTAGTAAGGCCAGCGGCAATCTTGGCGGCAGTCGTTTTAATCTGCCCGCGCTTGATGTTGGTGTTTAACTCCTCCATCTTTGCCTTTAGCTGGTCGGCCTCATTCTTTTGCGCCTCGAATAACTGTTTGTAGTCATTGCTTGCTTTGGCTTTTTCTTCGGCCTCGGCTTTAGCTAGGTTGGCGGCCTCGTCTCGCTCGCGTTGTACCCGCTTTTTCTCAGCAAGCAGTTCGTCGTTCTTCGACTTCAAGCCGGTGATGCTTGCCTCGATTTGCGCTTGCGTGTGTGCGGTTACGGCCTCGGCAATTTGCGCCTTTACCGTTTCGTCTAGTTCAATGTCTTTTAGGAAGTCCATTTATTTACCTCTGGTTTAAATGTTGTGGCTCTGCCACGTTAAATGCCCGCGTCATCAAATGCTTGCGGTTCCAATCGGCGCAGTTCGTCAAGGGTCAAGGTTCTACCTTGGCTATCAACAAACCGCCCAATGCTCAAATCACCATTGCGGAACAACTTGCCCCGCGATGGTCCTAAAACTGTGTCCTGAAAACTAGCTGGCTGCCTCTTTAGCCATTGCTCGTATGTCGTGGTCGCTGGGACTTGCTTTGCGCCCTGTGCGCCGACTGATGGTCGCTGACCTTTTAATCCGCTGATAGGGCTGATTTTAGGGTCAACAATTGGCACGATAGTGCTACGGCAACCAAAGTGCGCGGGAGGCTTCGGGCTTTCCGGTGCGAACGGGTAGATGAGGCCGTCACGGTTCATGCAAATCAAACTGGTGCGTGCGTCCAGCGTAGACACCCACTCGTAGCCGGTGAATAGGTCTTTGTTATCACGCATCACTACGTCGCGGGCTTGCACCGATACATGGTTGGCTACCGTGCGGACAATCGTTGCCGCTTGTGATTTCTGTATAGGCGCAAGGTTCTTTACCGCCGTTTGTATCGTGCCGTTCGCATCACCTAGTGCTATCCCGTCGCGTATCGTTTGCACAATCTGCTCGGACTTCTTCTTGCCAAACGTCTTTAGCGCATCGCGGATGGTGTAGCCCTGACTAGGCGCTAGGTTCATTATCGACGTGAATACGCTAGCCTCTAGTTGCGCCATCGCGGGTAGCACCGTGGTCGTGCGTATCGTGTTGTCGAACATCCGTTTGCTGAACTCGGCTTCGTACTCGGCAAAGTCGATGGCCTCTTGGATTATCTTGTCGGCTAGGTCGTCGTTCAACTGGTCGGCAAGTAGACGCAAGTCCATTAGCAACTCTTGTTGCCTAGCGCGAGACAAGGCCGTAAGGTTGCCGCCGGATATGCGGTTTGCTACTTGTTCAATCAGCGAGTCGATGGCCTCGATAGCCTCTTTTTCTCTGCCCGCAGCGTATAGCTGGACAAATACTTGGTGTCGCGTTGCCGCGTCGATTAAAGCCGTGTTGGTTGACATTAAATCAGCGGGTTAGCGGTTCCACGTTCTTCGCGTACATCTTCAAGGGTGCGCTCAGGGTCTACAACTCCGGCGCTCTTTAGGCGGTCGAAAATGTCCTTCTCGCCAATAATGTCCCTGTCCATCAGCGTGACCATAGACATAATCAACTGCGGGTCAACCGACTTGTCGTAGAACTCGGTGTTGATGTGGAACTCAATATCCTCTGGCGGCAAGCCCATGAACTCGCCTACCCATTGCAAGCAAATCTCTATGCCCTCGGACAGGTTGTCTACCAAGTCACCTAGCACGCTATTCTCGGATGCAAAGCGAATACGCGCACCCTCGGCGGTCTCGTTGCCAGCGCGGTCGGTAATGATGCGTGCACCGATAGCAACCATCGCGCCCTCTTTGGCTCGCATGGCCTCCATTACCAACTGGTTGGGGTTAGCTTGCAATAGCGTAGCCGAACCTGAGTCGCCTAGAACGTGCCCAGAGCGCGAGCCTAGCTTGATGCCTTGCGGGTTGTATTGCTTCCATTGCTCCGCGCTCAGGCTGTGCGTAATGAACAGGCTAGGCTGACCCACCAAGAAACAGGACTCCTCGTAGTCGGCGCTGTTGCGGTAGTGCGCCATATTCACGTCGGCAATGTCTGCTAACGGCGCCTCGTCAATCGTGCTGTCGTTGTTCTTTGCGCCAACGAACTGAAACGGGATTTCTTCCCAACGGCTGCCGTCGGCTTTGGTCGGGTATGACTCCTCGGTGTAGGGTTCGTCATCGCGGTAAATCTGCGTCGTGTAGCCGTCCTCACGCAAGCGTAGCACGCGGTACTGCACGTCAGCCGTGTGGTCAAACTCGTCTTTCTGCACGCTGTAATTCTCGGCGAGCACCACCAACACCAACAGGCGGCGACCGTTTACGTTATCGGTACGCCAGTTAACCACCTGCTCGGCGGTGTACGGGATGATGGTTGCTTGTAGACTCATGCGAGCCACTTGCTCGGCGCTTAGGTTTTCATCCGTCGCAGGGTAGTCCACTAGGAACGACGTGCGACCCGTCTCCAACAGGTTCGACAATTCATCTTTGGCTAACTGAACCAATGACAGGCCGTCGCCCGTAGCGTCTTGCAACAGGTAGCCCAACTGGTCGGGCAGTACGAAGTCGGGTTGCTTGCGGAAAGCCGCGCCTACTAGCGCGTTCTTGGTGCGGCCTGTGAAGTTCGTATATACGGCACGCTTGATATATTGCCGGTATCGGATTGTCTCCGTACCCTTTGCTTCGTCGCCCGATGTGTTGTCAGGGACTGGTAAGTATTGATGCTTTTTCTCTTTGACCGCCCGTGAACCTTTAACCGCGTCTCGCGTTCGCGCCCAGACGGGCAAATACTTTTGATATTCGGGGTGCGGATTACTTACAGCCATAGTCGGTTCCTTTGTGCTATTTTAGCCACATTACAATGCAAAGCCAAAATTTACATTTGCCACAGGTCGCACGATTGGCATCTCAAACGCTATCGGATACGTTGTCGCATCGTTTTGGTGGTCAACGCCGCTGCTCTTGTCTGGCTCGCCGTTCTTGTACACCTGTTGCTCAAGGCTTTGCGCCACCGTCGGGCAAGCCTTGGCATTAACAAATAAGCGACCCGCCTCAAACGCGGCATTGGTTGCCATAATTCTATCCCTAACGCCGGGGTTGCGGTTATTTACGCGTACATAAAAACCAGCCGATTCTAGCAAAGATATATCCGAGAGGGAAGCATTGACCGTTTTACGCGCCTTGCCGCTTGCGTCAGGGTAGATGTAAATCTGGTGCTCGGCGTACCGGCCTTTGATAACGTCAATCATCTCAGGCGTGTCGTACATATTGGTCAGCTCCTCAACGGCGTGCCATTGGTTGCCACCGTCCCTGCGTACATATACGGTCGCGGCCTGTTTGGTTACGTTGAAGTCGCACCCGATAAACAAAGGCTCTGCGCCCTTATCATCCTTGCGTATAACCTCATCGGTGTTGTGCGCCGTGCGGTTGTAGCTTGCGTACACCGAACCGCTGTTTAGGTTTACAAACTGCCCGTCAAGGTAAGCCGCCAGCAAGTGCTCAGGGTAGATGCCCTTTAGCCCTTCGATGTAATCAATCGGTAGATGCGGGTTCGACCGTGTTGGCGCTTGGATTATCTCGTAGCCGTCCTTTGGGTTCTTCTTCCATGTATCGTAGACGAACCTAAACCCCTCTGGCGTTGTCGTTACCCCGATGGTATTGCTTTGCCCGTTCGGTTTCTTTTGCCGGTTGCGCGCTAGGATTTGCCGCCAAACGTAAGCCGCGTCATCTTTCTTTAGCGTGTCCAGTTCGTCAACGTCAGCGTCGGCGTGCTCGTAGCCAACAATGCGGCTTGGATTGTCCATCGAGCGAAAGTAGATATGCCCGTACCCGTGAATATCGATGTAGTTGCTTGGCGACTTCACCAACGTGTAAGCCAGCCCCAAGTCGTTCAGAACGGCCTCAAAGCGCGGAAACGCAATCATGCGTATAAGGTCATAGGTCGGCTCATAAAAGCCCCTGTTGCATCCGGGCGCTTCAAGCAAACCCATTACCGAGCGCAATACCGCTGCCTCAGTCTTACCCGCACCGAACCCAGCAACGAACGCGGGGAAACGCGCCTTTGTCTTGATGTATCTATGCTGTGGCTTAGTCGGCGCTATTGTGGTCATCAGGCGTAACGTAGTTGATATTGACCGTCGGGCGCGTATCAGTTTGCTCTTTGTCTTCACGCCAACCGGCTTGCGTCTTTAGGTAAAAGATAGCTGCCGAGATGTTGCCGTTTTGCGCTTGGCTGATAAGGTTCTTGGCTACATTACCAATGGCTTTGGCCTTGCCTCTTTTATACGCGTCAAAAACCTCGGGCTGGCGGCTTTCTACTTCACGCAAGGTTGTCTCGCTAATGCTGAAATAGTCCGCCATCTGGCCTTTAGAAAGTACAGCGGCAAGCGCCTCGACTTGTGCGGTCTGCGCTGCGTCGAATACTATAAGTGGTCGGCCTCCACCATCGCCTTGGTTGCCTACCTTAGCCATTGGCAACCTCTAATGAATGGAGCGTGTCGGTCGGTACTGCCCCGCCCAGTTCCGAGGGGTGCTCAGAATCCTGCTTTTTGACACGCTTAGGGTAAGGCTTTGCTAATGATGCAATTTTAGCACGCATATTTTCATCTAACGGCATTAAGTAACGATGCTTGCCAGCAGTTTTGATTATTTTGCACTCGCTAGGTTTTACTGTTTTTCTTTTTTGACCTTGTTGAATATTCCAACCTTTTTCACTTACCTGCCTTGAGTGCAACCTTTTGCCGTTGTGCCAATACTCAACTCCAGCAGCAGTATCGCCACAATAAAGCCAATTGCCCGCTTGATATATGCCGCCATGATGACCGTATTGCGGGTCAGCAAACGAAACAATCAGTCTTAAATTAGGGCTATTTTTCTTTAAGAACAATATTGCAAGTCTTACAATTCGACTAATGGGCGTGACATGATTTGTCATAGCAATGCGTGTTAACTCGCACCCTTCATCTTGCCCAAGATTGTATGGAGACATTAAATTAGATGATGCACCTCTGCTAAAGATAACAACACCAATAAATTTGTCATTCTCCCATGCTCCAATTTTTACTAATGGCGGAACAGGAGTTGATTTGCTGTAATGCCAATTTACGCAGGCGTATTTTGCCGCTTCATGGCTTGCCCAATTGATTTTTAATTCAGGCTTGTCTTGCATCAAACTCACTCCCGCACTTAGGGCAACAAATCCATTTTGGGTCAAGTTCGTCTAGTTTGCCTTGGTCATCTTCTGTCGCAGGTTCAAACGAAACGTCTTCGACAAGTTTTTGCAACTCATCGGCGTCAAAGCCAATCAGGGATAGGTCAAAGTCTAAGTCTTTTAACTCGCTTATCTCAACCTTGAGCATCTCATCGTCCCACCCTGCGTTTAGCGCCAACTTGTTGTCGGCAATGATGTAGGCTTTCTTTTGCGCTTCGGCAAGGTGCGCTAACCGTAAGCAAGGCACTTCGTCCAGCCCCAGCTTGCGTGCCGCCAATGTGCGACCGTGACCAGCAATAATGCCGCCGTCTTGGTCAATCAGTACGGGGTTGGTAAAGCCGAACTCTTTAATGCTTGCGGCTATCTGCGCGACTTGCGCGTCCGAGTGTGTGCGGCTGTTCCGAGCGTAGGGAATCAGCGCCTCGATAGAGACTTGCTCAATTTGCTGTTTTGCCATTTTGACCCACAAGGTAAAAATTTGCGCTTTCTGGCTTAACCCACAAGGCCAAGCCCAAGCGAGGCTATCTTATCACCATTTAACTTTGTCTGCCCAGTACGCTGCGCTCATCTTGCCCTTGGCGATATTCTCAGCGTGCCTAGCCTTGAACGACGCACGTCTTGTCGCATCCGCTTTAGATTCGCCTTCACGCTTAGGCGAGCCACTTACGCCTTGCTGACCAAAACGAATCAGCTTTACATCGTCGCCAGACTTAGCCAGCACCGCGTGGCTTTTCTCTGGGTGGCTTGGCGTTCGCTTTGGCTTGTTGTAACCGGCGAATGTTTCTTTGCCGCGCTTAACTGGCATATCTCACCTCATGTAAAAAAACGCCACCTCTAGGATGGCGCAAGTTGGAGCAATCCAACAGGAGAACGGTTCATTGTAGTTCCAAGCGCCACCAGTGTGCAAGTAGCAATGCCTCGGCTCGCCCGTTGTCTTTTTTACGGGTCAGCGGTGCGTTAGGCCATAGCTTGCGGGCAAGGTCTAGCGAGTCGTTTTTATCGCTCGTCAGGCCAAGGTCGCGTTTCCACTTCTGAGGCGTGACCATGTGCGTCGGCGCGTTGATGCGCTGCGTTAGCGCCAAGGCCATGCCAAACGCTATGCCGAATTTAAACGTAGACGCTACGCCTTGCGCGGGCATCGAGTG